TCCCTCTGATCATTTCTCGTGCCTTAGCATAATCCCATTCTGGTTCGGAATTATTGACTACTGGCGCTTTTGCTTTTACAGTAAATCCTTTAGCCATAATAGAGTGTAATTACTTCAGTATCATACAACATTATCTAGGTGAAGTCAATCGCGCTTGATTTCGGTAATCACGATACAATCTCCTTCGACCTCCATGTTTACTTCGGTGCCCTCATACCACCCAAAATCATTCAGTATCCACTCTGGAATCGTCACATAATACTCTCCAGTAATTGGATCAACCTCTACGGTCGTAACATTTTCTCCGGGATTTTTTTGCATCTCAGTATTATCGACTTTCATTTTAGTTTTATATAGGGAAAAAAATTTTTATAATGAGAGGAACATTTAGATCGCTTTCGTAACACTTTATAGATTAGGGTAGTTATGCGTTTTTATATAAGGGGGGGCATCCACGCGATCGGATAAAAACGCCCCCACAACGGGGGGCACTGCTGCCTGCACGAACGCATGAGGGTCAGAAGGGGATGACCCTCACGTCGTCGGACCCTGCGACCAACTGATCGACGCGATCCTGCTGCAACTTAAGCACGACCTGAGAGTTGCGGTTCGCTTTAGACAGACCCAGGAAGGCGCGGATGCCATTGTTGCTGGTGACGCGGAGGCGGAGACCAACCTCTACAATGTGGTGATCGCGGCGGAGGGTGACCTTACGGGAGGTCATGCCGCGACCCTTCTCAACCTGGGCGACGTATCCCTCAGACAGGAGACGGGCGGCACGAATGGAGTCGTGCTCCATCACGTAGCAGGTCGCTGCCTTGGTGTCGGTGATCGCCATCGCCATGCCGTCGTTCGCTTCGATCAGTTCGGAGCGTAACCAGGCGGTGAGGGCAGCGGGGTCGATCGAATCCAGGGCATCGCTGCACACCTCATTAAAGAGGTCGCGGGTCTCCTCTACAATCTCCTCACGCTTTGCCTCATCCCATTGGCGGGCATTGGCGACGAAGGCGCGGAAGTCAGCGAAGCGGGCAGAGTCCAGAAGGGCATCGGTTTGGGAAGTGTTGACCCAATCGAAAGAACCGTTCCGCAGCCCTGCCTTGTGCTTGATGCTGACGGGTTTGGTACCCGCCATGGCGTCTGCCTTGTTACGGGTGCCGCCTAGGTGGGTCAGGGTCTCAGCGAACACCTGATGAGCATTCAGGAGGGCGATGGTGTCGTGCTCGTTAGCGACGCCTTCGTGATGGGTGCTGCCGTTGGTTTTGAACATGTTAGAAGCGGGTGAGCGCCACCCGTGTGAACTGTGGTTATTGTAGCAGATCAGAAGGCGATCGGGTCAGCGGTGGGGGTGCTGATTTCGGCAAAGTGTGCGGCACACTCTTCGATGCCCTGAGTTTCCAGATCGGTGGCGATGGTGTCCAGGATCGCCAGGAGTTGGGTACCGTCAGCGGCACGGTTGAGCAGGGAGAGGGAGAGGTCGCGGGTCATGGTAGGATTGTGGGTTGTGGGTTGTGGGTTGAAAGGGGAGGCGGATCAGAGGTCCGCCATCATCTCATTGATTTCGATGCCGTCGATCGCGGGGTCATTCCAGCGCACCCCGTCGCGGGTCTCTTTGCTGCCGCACTCATAGAGCAGCGTCACCAGGTCCTGATAGGTGCGGCACTCTTTAGCGGCACCATACAGACCCTCATCGTTCTGAATCCAGAGGGCGACGTTCCAGGTTTCGTAATTTGCCCAACCGTTGTAGGTGGTGTCGGTGGCGAGGTTGTGGATGGCGGTGCTCATCGGGGTTCGTTTGAACTGAAGTCAGTATAAGGGGTAAAGGGGACGCCCATGGGGCATGAGTGGACAGCACGCTCACTGGCACACCCCTTGGTTAAACTTAGCGTTGTTGAAGTTAGCGTGACTGAAACGCTCACGATTGACCAGTTTCATTGTACCAAACTCATTACTGTAGACATAACCTTCGGCATCAATTTGATCGTATCCGATGTAAGCGGCAGGTCCATCATTACGGCAGAGATAGAGTGCATCATCTTTGATAGATTTGACGAGCGCCCAGAAACCCAGGAGCAGAGGATCGCAGTCGAATTCGCTATTCACAACGGGACGCTTTTCCCGAATACATGCATTCAATTGTTGCTTAATCTGCTTTGCTTTCTTCTCATCGACAAAGGTCACAGTCTGCGCCATTTGTTTAGCAAACTGAATCACCTCAGTAAGGTCACCAAACGACCCTGCACACTTATCATAGCTACCGCTGAAGATACGTGCCTTGGGTTTCACAAACTTACAATAGATTGTGTCGGTGATAATGAAGTTCATAGGGTGTGCGATTGCATCCCTTAAATCATTCTCAGCGATGTAGTAAGTATGAGGAGCGACAATGATTTCCTCACGTACAGTCACTCCGAAATCGTAAGTGATAGTGTTGGGAGTGTATTCAGTTTCTCCACCGAAACCAATAAAATCTCCCTGAATAATGGCGTCTGTATGAGGTAACCAATCAAAACAAGCGTGCAGAATTTTTGCAACTTCACCCGTGTGGTTCGCATCAATGTCCTCATGAGATTCGTTGATTTTGATCTTTACTTTGTTGAAGACACTTTTGGTCCCCACGAAGAAGTTTCCAGTTGCAGGATTACGTCCCCAAACAATAGCAGGAGCGCCGTCCATTTTAACGCTGAGAGTACCCTCCGCAGCGAACCAATCCAACGCATTCAGATCTCCCGTGAGAATGGTGTCTTCGGGGTGTTCGATGTGTTTGTTTTGCATGTGCTTAGTATGGCGCATCCTGGGGCGTTCTGGGGGGTTTGGTGGACAGTTCCCTAAAGTGTCCCCTGGCGGCTGCCTGCGGCATCTCCTGGCTCTACAATACGGGGACAACGGAGGGAGGGGCAGGGTCGCCCTGATGACGAAAATGGTCGTCACTCAGGCAGCCGACTTTTCAGCCGCTTCGCGGTATAAAAAAGGGGAGGCAATCGCCCCCCAATTCTTTATGCAAACATGAACCCATCTTGGAATTCGTACTCATTGTAAACAGGAGAAGTTCCTGCCTGTCCGATGAACTTGTGGACATACCACTTCCAGTTCCGTTGAAATACACCTTCGCCCTTAATACCATGCTCGGAGAGAATAGCATTCAGACGGGACTTGGTGGTGTTTGACTGATAACCACCGTCGAAGATTTGAACGAAGTCATCACCAACCACGGCGATCTTGTTACCGTGCAGGTATACAGTAGACTCGTTAGTTTCGGGATCGTAAGTAACAGCAGTGTTTGCAGATTGCCAGTTCAGGTTGTTAGAAATGGCGTTGTTCATTTGCTGTTCGATCTTACGCATGGTGTCGTTTCGTTTGAACAATGTCAGTATGGGATGGATTGGGGGGAAAGTCAAGGGGTCTTGACCAGTTCCCCGACCGTCACACCTCAGAAGAGGAGATCAGCGATCTGCTCCATGATGCTGCCATAGTCTGCGATATGGACTCCATCATGGCGGATCTCAGCATACCCGAATTCTTGTGCCAGATCGTAGCAGATGTCATGGGCACGGTCCAGGTCGCAGACGGACTCAGACTCATGCATGGCGGAGGGAACCAGGATTTCGTAACGCATTGGGTTTGTTTGACTGTCCCCATATCCTACAGCACCCATCCGCCGATTCTGGGGGTTTGGTGGACAGTGCGCCAACCGTCCACCCGCGGCTGACCTGAGTATAATTAATCCTCCAAAAGTTCAGGATAATACTCTTTAACTTCCTCCATCAACTCTTCGTCCGAATACTTATCATAACTCTCACTCATGTTATCATAAAGAATTGCCATCATAGTTTTGATGTCCATGTCCTCCAGAATTTGCTGGATCATGTTATCTTGAAGTTCAGAACGGTTCATCATCAGTAATCAGTGTTTCCGTTGATGTAAGATTCTACATTGAACTTCTCTTCTTTCTCCCACTCTTCTTTATACTCAATCACATCGAAGATCTCACCAGGAGCATCAGCAATCTCAGACCAGAGTTCTTCAAACATGGGGGCAATCCCTGACGACTTGACAACAATACACGATCTGGGGGACCTGTGGGGGTTTGGTGGACACCTTGGCGACCGTCCACGGTCAGCCGCCGATTCTCAATAAGAAAGTATTATTGAGAACCGCTACGGTTAGTGTTAACTAGTACCGAGAGTCGTTGAGGTAGGGGTTGTAAACCTTCTCAACTTGATCCCACTGATCTTCAGTGAGTTCACCACAGTGTGCTTCCATGTAATCATAAACCATGCACCAATCGGCATCCATTTCGTAGATAAACTGCTGGAGAGAATCGAGGGCAAGGGTGAACAAATCAGAATCTTTTTTGAGCATGTGTACACACTAGGGCATTCTGCCCCATACGTAAACCCCTTCGCGCCAGTTCTAGAATCGGCACAAAGAGGCGGCTCCGATTCTCAATAAGAAAGTATTATTGAGAATGGAATATTAGTACTGATTAATATAACTAACCAATCCACGAACTGGCACAGTTACCAATCGATATCGAATTCTTTGATGGTAGCATGTACATCTTCGTCGCATTCTAGACCCAGAAGTTCTCTCCAATTGAGATCTTCTAGATCTAGATCATCATAACACATGAGATCTAGTGTGACACGTACCATACGCTTTGTGTGTATCGCGGGCATGTGATTCTCGTGCGTTGTGTGCTACATTGTATCATGCATAGTGTCTATACGCAAGTGTATCATAGTCTTGCGTATCTCGTGTGTATTCCTCGTCGAGTTCTACGTCACATTGTGCATGATACTCGTAGTACGTATCCTCGTCGAGATTATAATCGTTGATGAATGTATAGTC